GAGGCGAGTAACCGACCGGGTTATGGACGACGCCATGAATAGTGGGATGGACGTGGTCGTACAGGGCACGGGCAAGCGTACCGAACATCTCCGTGACGCTAAGGCGCGTGGCTACAAGACTTCGGGGCACTTTGTGTGGATTCCCGATCGAGAAGCAGATCGAAGGATTGTCCAACGAACAGCAGAAGGTGGACCTAACATCCCGACTTATTTCGGCAGTCAGATCGCAGGAGAACTGAGAAACGGCGATGGAAGATTCAGAGGTCTCAGCCACGATATTGCCGAAGGACTATATGACGAGTTCTATTTGTGGGATAATACTGGACGTGAGCCGCGTTTGATTGCGTATCGGACCCAAGATGGTCAGTTTGCGATCCACGGCCGCAAGGAATTTGACGACTTTTTTGGCGCGAGCGGCAGGTACGTTGAGCGCTACTGGCAGAAGAATAAATGAAAATTGCATCCCTCATCACAGCAAGCTTGTTCGTGATAGCACTCTACTGGTATTACTGGCTCCGGTAATAACACCCCACGAAAACACCCTAATATTTGACAGGGCTACACTGGTGGGTTAGTAATAGTAGTATTCTGTACCTTGTACCGCGCGGGTGCTCACCTAGGCACGGACGAAACAACTACATCAACACGTCCGATTATCCCATCACAAGGAGGGACTAATGTCTGACGACACCTCCCGTCTTACCGAATTGCAGACCGCAATGCGGACCAAGATGGACCAGAACAAAGAAATCGCCGACTCATTCGAAATCACTGACGGCGTTGTTCAGGTCGACACGGATCAGAAGTCCGCGTTCGACAAGAACATGAAGGACATCAAGGAGATCAAAGGTCTCATTGATGGCATCCAGGATATGGAAAAAGCTCGCGAGTGGGGTTCACAGCCCACCACCGAGTCCGTTGCAGCCGAAGCTGCTGCTGAGTGGGCGAATCAGCCCGAGGTCAAAGAGGCCGTTCAGCAGTACCAGAGCATCGGCGAGGCTTTCCTTGACTCTCCGGAGTTCAAGGCTCTGGCCAACGGTGCTGCAGGCGCCAACATGCCTGCTCCGTACCAGGTTCCCGACTATGTCGAGGCCAAGTCGGCCTACGGAACCAAGGATGTCTACACGGCACTGCCCACAGGCACGCCGGGTTCCTTCGGTACCATTCAGCGCGACCCGATCGTGCTTCCGCCTCAGCGCACCAAGCGAGTTCGGGATCTCTTCCCGGCACGTTCGACAACCGCTGCGGTCATCGAGTACTTCCGTCTTTCCGGTTTCACCAACAACGCTGCGCCGGTGAGTGAGCGCTCAGGTTCTCCTGAGGTCTTCACCGCCAAGCCGCAGTCGACGTTGGCGTTCATCGGCGAGCAGGCTCCCGTGCGGACACTCGCACACTGGGAAGCCGCCCACCGGAACGTCCTCGCTGACGAGCCCCAGCTCCGGTCGATCATCGACAACGAGCTTCTCTACGGGCTGAGGCTGCATGAGGATGCTCAGATCATTACCGGCGACGGTACTGGCGAGAACCTCCTCGGCATCACTTCCACGAACGCCACTGGCGTTCAGACCTACAACTGGTCAGCCGGTGCAGTTCTGCCGGTACCTGATACCAAGGCGGATGCAATCCGTCGTGCGGCAACCCTGTCGTTCCTCGCATACTACGAGCCCACGGGCGTCGTGATGCACCCGAACGACTGGGAAGACGTTGAGTTGACCAAGGATTCCAACGGCCAGTACTTGGTCGCGGTTTCCGTGGCACTCGGCGGCGAGCCTCGCGTCTGGCGCCTCCCCGTCATCGAGACCCCTGCGATGCCCGAAGGCATGTGTGTCGTCGGCGCATTCGGTACTGGAGCTCAGCTCTATGACCGTGAGGGTCCCTCGATCCGCATCAGTGAGCAGCACAGCGACTTCTTCATCCGGAACGCCATTGTCGTTCTGGCTGAGCAGCGCCTCGCTCTCGCTATCAAGCGTCCAGAAGCCTTTGTGAAGGTTACCTTCAACTCGGCTCCTAGCGCCTAATCCATCCCAACTAACGGGATAGGGGACTAACAACCAGGTCAATCCGTCCGGTTCCGGATCCCCGCCAAATAGAAAGCCCCCGGTCCACTAAGGGCCGGGGGTTTTCTAGTTCCTATCCTAACTATGTGCAAGTAGTAATATCTAGTTGTGGCCAAGAACGCGAACGCGGACAATGACTACTGGGAGGAATACCAACGCCTCGGAAAAGACTTTCGCGGCGACCCCGAAGACATCGAGGACATGGTCGTTGGGGAGGACGATAACCCCAAAGCTATTCGTAAACGCAAGTTCGAGACTGAGAAATTTTCACATCACGACGGAAACAGTTCATGAGGAAGGAGAACCCGGTCGCCAGTGGATATGCCGGAAAGCTTCACGACCCATCCGATCCCGACAATGCCCGTTATGGGATGTTGGGAGGACCGTTAGTTCCAGATGAGCCTTGTGTCAAGTGTGCTAAAGCAACTTGTTTTGGTAGTGGCAGATTCGCCAACCGAATAGCCACAGTCGATGGATGGCAATGTTTCGACTGTGATGCCAACCCGGAAGGGACCCTAGTGATATGACGAATAGGTTTTTCTACGAGGCGAAGGTGCTACGCATAGTCGACGGTGACACCATCGATGTAATGATCGATGTCGGTTTCGACATTCATCACAAAGCTCGAGTTCGTTTGTTAGGGATAAACACTCCGGAGACCCGTACCAAGGATTTGAAGGAGAAGGCTGCTGGTTTCGCTGCCAAGGATTTTGCCAAGGATTGGTTAGACGGTTGCGACACCATTTACATACAAACGCACAAGGATAAGAGTGGGAAGTTCGGTAGGGTTCTTGCTGATATTTATGCTGATGAAAATAAGACTGCATGTTTAAATTCTGACTTGATTGATTGTGGTCACGCCACAGCGTACTTCGGTGGTAAACGCTGAGCGACGGTCCATATCCGCTGGGGCCTTCAGTTTACGCCACCATGCCCCTGGACGCAACCATCTACGGATGCGGGCCCTGTGGCACACTCTGGATAAACGATCCACGATGCTGGTTGTGTGAAAAACTTGGGTTGATCCACGGATTACCCCTCGATGGGGGTAGCCATTTCCCGATCCCTGTGGTTCAATGGAACAATGACGACGGAACATCGGAAATCACCGAGACGGGCCGTCGAAAGGATTCAACGGATCGGCGGGTGGGGGAACGTTCGGTATCACCACCACCTGGCCTGTGGACACATCGAGATCCGCCCCAGGGCATCTAAATCTCCAAAGCTTGCCTGTGCATCCTGTCTCCGCGCCAGGGAGTTTGAGGGAAAACTGGCAAGGTCCACCGAAAGTGACGATCCGACCCCTACCATTGACGAGTACGACCTGGCTCTGAGTCAGGACGAGGTCAGCATCGAAAGGAACCGCGCAGCACTCGCCAGGGCCCTTTTCGTTCCTGGTGATGCCATCGATATCATCGCCGTAGACGTAGGGGGAACCCTGGAAATTCAGTCTGCGTTGGTGTTTTTGTCGGCGGATGACATAGCGAGAATTACTAAGTAAGGCCAGTATGTTAGAAGACACAGCTCCCCCCTTCCCCCCAGAAAAAGGCGCCTGCACCGGACAGCCAACCGACTGGTGGTTTCCCGTAACCGCTCGTGGCTACCGCAACCAAGCGGCGAATGTCGAGGCCCGAAAGCTCGGAGAGCGGGCCAAAGCTGTCTGTAGAACCTGTGACCAGGTCACCAAATGCCTGCTGTATTCGATTGCCTACGAACCCATGGGCATCTGGGGTGGGCTAGATGAATCAGAGCGGGAAACAATGCGACGCAAGGCCGGAATGCGGGGAGCACAGACCCCGGAATGGGCCATCCCCAAGTGGTCACGAGCAGTCTGATGTATCCGCATACCGCCGCTTTCCTCGACCGATTCGATGGAGTTCGAACCACCGGCAACGGCTGGGAGGCTCGCTGTCCTTGTAGGTCCGATGACCAAAATCCATCATGTTCGATCCATGAAAATGATGATGGTCAGATACTTGTCCACTGCCATAGGAGCGCAGGAGCTTGTGGGGCAACCGAAATAGTAAACTCTGTTGGGCTGACACTTGCCGACCTTAGGCCAAAGGACAATCGGCGTACCGATAACTTCGATCCACCTTCCTACGAGAAGAAAAAATCAGAAAAGCTAACCTTTGTCGCCAAGTACGAATATTTGGATTCAGACAAGACACTCTTATTCGAGAAGGTTCGCTTCCTGGATTCAAGCGGTAAAAAGACTTTTCGACAACGACGCCCAGACGGTGACGGCTGGACCTACAAGCTGGGTAGTACTCCCAAGGTCCTGTACAACCTCCCCCAGGTCCTTGAAGCCAAGACGGATGGTGGATCCATCTACGTCGTGGAGGGGGAGAAGGATTGCGACACCCTCACCCGAAAGGGTGCTTGTGCAACAACCATGCCGGGTGGAGCAGGGAAATGGCTTGACCTGCATACCGAAGCCCTCGCTGGGGCGACAGTGGACATCATCATCGATAACGACGAAATTGGGAGGAAACACGCACTCCACGTCTTTGACCAACTCAAAGAAGCCGAATGCGACGTTGAAATCTTCCGGTGTCCTGAAGCTAAGGATATTTCCGACCACTTTGAAGCCGGGGGCACAACCACAGAACTCATAAAAGTTGAGTCGGAAACACTTAGATCCGAATTCGCTGGCCAGGAAACCCAAGGGGAATTCGACGAAAACGAAGAAGACGATCTCCCGCCACCGACACCCGAAGAGCTGGCTGTTGAGAAATTACGCGAACTCCTTGACGATCCCGACAAATCTGCCTCCCAAATACTCAGTAGGGCCACCCTGTTGGCTGAGGTCGGACGGGCCGACGAGGGTCTCCGCGATGACGGGAGGCTTGTTACTTGGGACGATTTTCTCGCGGAATCAGGTGGTGACGATTACAACTGGCTCATTCCCGGCATCATCGAACGTCGAGAACGAGTCATCATCGTTGCCGCAGAGGGTGTCGGCAAGACAATGCTTGCCCGCCAAGTGGCTATTTGCGCAGGGCTGGGTGTCCACCCGTTCACTTTTCAGCAAATGCCGAAGATCCGTACCCTCACAGTCGATCTCGAGAATCCCGAACGCATCATCCGACGAACCTCAAAGAACATTGTGGGAGCCGCCAAGTCCATGGGGTATGAATCCACAATGTCAGCACACCTGTTCATCAAGCCAGACGGACTGGATCTGCTGAATGCGTATGACCGCATCCTCCTCGAACAGCACATAGAGGAATCGCAGCCAGACCTCTTAGTGATGGGACCGCTGTATAAGGCATTTGTAGATCCAGGAGGTCGAACTTCGGAAGCAATCGCTATCGAAGTAGCCAAATATATGGACACGCTCCGCACCGTCTACAACCTGACTTTCTGGCTGGAACATCACGCCCCACTAGGATCGTCTATGACCAGCAGAGAAATGCGTCCGTTTGGTTCAGCCGTATGGTCCAGATGGCCGGAATTTGGCCTCGCTCTCCAGCCCGACCCCACCGATATGGGAGAATATACATATGACGTTAACCACTTCAGAGGGGCGCGTGATCTGCGACAGTGGCCCAAACGTATGAAGCGGGGTAGAAAATTCCCATTCGAAGTTACTGAATTCATGGATGTGAGCTAATGACAATAATCCCACTCAAAAACTTATTCTTCGGAGCCATCTTCGCTATCAGCGCCAGCATCGTCGCTGGCGGTCTCATCGGAGATTGGTGGGCCATGGCACTCATGCTCCCCGCAGGAGCCGTCCTGGGGTGGAAAGTGGGCGACCGCATCTAATGGCTGAATCCTCCAGCAAGACACTCACTAGGGAGTTCCTGCACGAACGCGACCTACGCATGTTCAGAATGCGTCAGGGTGGCGTTGCTTTCAACGAGATAGGTCGACGCTTCGGTGTCACAACCTCCGTTGTATCGAAAGCCATCGGTCGTCAATTGCAGCGCCTGAACAAAGAAGCCCTCATGGCTTATCCGGAGGTTCTGCGAATGGAGCTAGAGCGTCTGGATGCCCTCCAGGCCGCCATATGGCCCCTCACGCAACATCGCCGGGTATCCCTGGACGATGGAACCGAAATTTCCGTTGAACCCGATATGAAGGCCATCCAGCAGGTGCTCTCCATTATGGATCGCCGCTCGAAGCTGCTGGGAATGGACAATAACAACGTGTCCATTTCGATGGATCTGTCCACAAATCTTGCAGAACCCATTCGCGTGGCGATGATCGGCGATGACCTCGAGCCGCTCAGTGTGTTTTCGCCAGAAAATGAGGCCCGAGAGCTACTGCAGCTCATGGCAAAAAGTGGGGTATTGCCCGAAGAGGAAGTAGATAAGATGCTTGGGGACGAGAAGCCGCACTTATCACTTGTAGACGATGAAGATATCGTTGACGCTGAAATTATTGACATTCCCCCAGACCCCGAGCAGGAAGCGTAGACTCGCCCCATGAGCGATACCGACATGAGTGAAGATGATCTGGCTGAGGCTCTAGCGTCTATGGATGAGATCTTCGAGGACCCCACTTACACCGGAGAAGAGGAGACCGAGGAAATTCTCGCGGACTCCGAGACCGTGACAGCCATAGCCGAGGCAGAGGAAGATGTAGCCAACGATGACATCCTCCCGGTACCAGTAATCAAGGATCCGGAGCCCTCTCCTGTAGGGAGGTTCCAAGCAGCCTTCCAACCGACACCACCCATTGGGTCGACACCGCCCCTCGACAACGTTGAAGCAGCCATGGACAAGGTCGCCGAGACCCTTGACCCGAAGGTGTCTACGACCATTAGTGACGACGACGGGCCCGCCGACAAGCAGGTCCTGATCCGTTCGACAGCGCGTGACCACGAACGGTGGAAAATGGCAGCAGAACGTGAAGGAAAGTCACTGTCGGCGTTTATCCGCGAGATAGTCAATACCAGCGTGACCGAAATCCTAGATTGCTCTCACCCAATGGAGTTCAGGCAGTCCTACCCATGGTCCGAAACCTGTAGAAAGTGCGGAACTAGGCTCCGCGATGGTGGCGACAACAGCCCCAACTCGGCCGCTGGCCGTCGTGGCTGAGCTCAAACCAGCCGAAAAGTACGCATTCTGTCTCGAGTGCGACCGCTTCCAAAGGTTTATCAAGCGCTGCAAGGAATGTGGGTGTTTCATGCCCCTGAAAGTGAATGTCCCAGGCTTACATTGCCCCATCGATAAGTGGTGAGACCGAGATGCAAGGCTTCGTTCTAGAGGGTTACGACTACCAATCTATTCTTAATAAGGTAGAGAACCTAGCTGAACTCTGGTATGAGCACGGATTGTTGTGTTTCCGTGAAGCGCATCTCGCTCCCACAGAGCTGGCTCACGTCATGCTGGAAATCGGTAGGGTCAAAAACCATTTCGAGACAAACGGCTATGCCACTTTTGTTCCTGGACCCCATCAAAGACCCACTCCTCCTGCCAATCCTGCGCCGCCAGTCTGGACGGGATGGGGGACTCAATATGGGCAAGTACACATCGAACCTCATACGGTTGCCATCGAATTCGACCGGGCCCTACTAGAGAAAATTAAACTGGACCCCATCCTCGACGGTAGAGACGGAAAGACGCTCAAATGCCCCATTTTGAGTTGGCACATGGAGAACCCGCATTGGTTCTACCCCCAACTTTGTTCCGCCTTTACGATGCCGTGGAAATCCTGCTCCAAAGATGAAGGCGAAACAGGGTTTCTGAACTACGCCCACCTATACGACTCTCTGCCCAGTCACCTCCAAGACATAGCTCGTACCGAACCTGCGTTCATAAGGCATCCTCCCTCCGCGAGATTGGGAGGCCATTTAGTGGCCTCTGAAGAGCAGTGTGCTGAGGTCAGGGCGCTACCTCCCCATTTGAGGGTCGACCAACCCGACGAAATTCCCCCACCGGGAGCAGTGTCAGTACGACCAATTGCTCTGCCGCACCCGGTTACTGGAGAATATTCAATCAGGCAGCAGCCCGGCCTAGCGACCGGTTTCTTGAATCCGGATATTGCAAAACGCGACATTATGGACCTCAAGCAGGCCATCGTGGATTTCAATGTCAACGAAGACAACCAGTTCTGGTGGCAGTGGACAGTCGGAGATTTTCTACTTGTTGATTTTTGGAAGATGTGTCACTGCGTTAGCCCCTACCCCATAGGGACACGATCCATGATGGGATGCTTTGGTTACACACCAGGCAAAACGGATCCCGGTTACCAGGGGTCGACCGCCCTCACCGACTACGTCTAAGCCAGCGGCTATTTAATAGGGCAGGCGCCACCGTTGCACTCATCGAGATCGAGTTCGTGATCCCCGTTATCTTGAGCTAGAGGAACAGAGAAGTCGATCTTGGCAAGCCTCTTCTCATATTCCTCTTCAGCAATTTCCTCGTAGGGCGGTAGGGGGAAGTTGTGTTCGCTGTGGAGCAGGAAAGACACCGACTTGATGGACTTGGTGTAGTTACTCTTCAACCACGCCTTAATTTCCTTGAGTTCTCCCTTGCGGTAATAGACAGTTACCGACACACAGTTGTCGGCCCAATCGGTTTGCATCCGCTTGACCCACTCGAGCTGCTCAACGGCAGTGAGGTCGGCGGCGAGAGTGGCATCTGCGGAAGATTTACAGGGAAATTCGACAACGTATGAGGTGTGGTCTTCCCGACCGTTGAGCCCAACGTCATACTGGACCTTGTAACCGCGCTTGCGGCAGGTATCTACGAGGGGATCTGTCGAACGGAACCGAACACGCCTGATGTAGAACTCGGCAAAGGCGGGATGTACTCCTGGGGTAACCCCTGGGAGTGGAGACAGGGTCCCCGAAGGCTGAACCGTAGTGAGCCGGACT